TACAGAAACAGCTCCTTCAAGTACTGGAGAAGTTGCAAGATTGATAGGACACAACATTTATGACAGTGGAGTTGGTGGTGTAATTATACGTTTCCAACCAGATAATACATGGATAGTAATTTAAAATAATAGAAAATGGCAAGTGTCAATGGTGTTCCTTTTGCAAGTATGAATTCAGGAAGTACATACATTCCTTATAATGATGGTACTTCTTTTGTAGATAGTGGGTTTTATTATAATGGACCTGCAGGATATGAAACAACATTACTTCAACACACAGATGCATTTACTACAACTTTAAAATTAGATAGTTATAATAGTGAGTTCACTTTTGGTAGGGCTACGGCAGGTGGTATAAGTACATCTGCAACTGCAGGTTTAGGTATTTTTTTAATGGCATCTCAATTTTCTTTAGGTAATGCTGAAACAACAGGCTCAAGTGTTGCTGCAAGTTGGGGAATGGCTATTGATGGAACTCTCGGAGAAGCAATTATTGGATGTGGAACATCATCTCCTTCAAATGGAGTATTTAGAGCAAGTTCAGGTAATGGTGCTATTTGGTTAGGGCCTTATGGAGTTAGTTGGGGTGTTGGATTTAATACAAATACTGATTCAATATTAATAGGTTCAAGTTTAATGTCTCTAGGTTCATACAGAAACATTATTAAATGGGCTCAAGTTAATGATGAACTGGGGAATACATATTTTATACCTTTATATGCTTAATAAATAAAAAAATGGGACTTTTAATTACAAACGCAAAGTTTAAAAACACAGATATTGTAGCACCACAAGTGTATGCACGTCTTCAATATTTTGCACATGCTGATGGAAAGAAAACTAATGTAAAACTTATTGTATCTGACAATAAAGTAAATGCATTGGCTTATAAAGAAATTAGTACTAATTTGCCTGAAACTTTGATTATAACTTTACAAGATGGACAAAATCAAGACCTTTCAACTATTCATGATATGGTAAAAGGTGTTCTTGAGATAGCTGGCTTTGTTGTAACTATTGATCTAACTTAGTTAAAATAAAAAACCAAATAAATATGACTGTAGAACAGGCTCTAAAAATAGTTGAACAAGCATTAAATCAAGCAACCGTAAAAGGAGCATTTGATCTTAATGAAGTTTCTCATATCATACAAGCACTTCAAGTATTAAAACCTTTAGTTGATAAAAAATAATTGTATATTTGCTTAAAACCAACAGCAGATGAACAATTTATGTCAACTAGCATTAGCTAACGGAGGCTCTGTCAATTATCTTATAATCCCAGGAAATATTACTGAAGGTCTAGGTCTTACTAATCCATCTATCTATTATAGTGATGGATTATATACATTAAACCTAAGACACGTTCAATATGCACTATATCATAGTGAGAATGAACAAAAGTACCAGACTCCCTGGGGTCCTCTAGCATATCTTAACCCAGAAGATGACGTAACTCTTAGAACTACAAACTATGTTTGTTATCTAGATCCTAATACTTTAGCAATTGATAGTCACTATAAAGTAGATACATCTAAGTTAGATGTGACTCCAGTATGGGAATTTATTGGATTGGAAGATGCAAGAATTGCATATTGGAATGATAAGTTCTATCTCACAGGTGTACGTAGAGATACTAAAACAGATGGTGAAGGAAGAATGGAACTATCTGTAATTGATAATAATGCTAAAGAAACTGATAGATATAGAATAGAACCTCCTACACATTCTTATTGTGAAAAGAACTGGATGCCTATTCTTGACATGCCGTACCATTATGTTAAATGGACTAACCCTACAGAAGTAGTAAAAGTAGATCCTAAAAAAGGTACCTCAGTTTCAGTAAAGATTGTTGAGCAAGATGTCACTTTTCCTAGAGATATTAGAGGTGGATCCCAAGTTATTACATATGGTGATTACTATGTAGCCCTTACACATGAGGTAGACCTATGGTTTAATGAACAAGGAAAGAAAGATGCTCATTATTATCACAGATTTATTGTATGGGATAAAGACTGGAAGATAGTTCATTATTCTCCAGAGTTTAAGTTTATGACAGGAAATATTGAGTTCTCCTGTGGTTTAGCATATGATGGTGATAGTTTTATTATCCCATTTGGTTTTCAGGACTCTACGGCCTTTATTTTAAAACTTCCTGTCACAGTTTTTAACCAAATATGTGACATACCAGAGACAGAAGTAAAGCCAATTACTAGAGGCATAACACCATCTAAGTTAGAAAAGTTCATCAATGACCCATATAATGCATCAAAAGCATTTGATATGGGTAACTATTACTTTACTAATTTACACTATGCATCTGCAATGTCATTCTTTTTAAGAGCTGCAGAATACAGCAAGAATGATGAACTAACTTATGATTCATTAATTATGGTTGCTAAGTCTTTATCTGCATTAGGTAGAAGAAAAGTAACTGAGTTAGGTCTATGGCAAAATGCTATTGCTTTTGAACCAACAAGACCAGATGCATACTTACATATAAGTGAGTATCATGAGCAAATGAAAAACTATCATCAATCTTATTCACATGCTGTAATGGGATTACACTTTACAGAAGTAGGTAGTACTCATTACTGGGAACTTATGTTCCAAAAAGCAGTTGCTGCATGGTGGATTGGTAGAGGTAAAGAAGCAAGAGATACATTTGCATATCTTGCTGACAATGCAAAGAATCTTACAGAAAAGTACCAAAAATTGGTACAAACTAATATTACATCATTAGGTTCAGGACCAGATCCATTCCTTAGATACCATAAAGGATTCTATGATCAACTAAGATATAAGTTTCCAGGAGCAGAAAAGATTGAGAAAAACTATTCCCAGACATACCAAGATATGTTTGTTCTAACAATGCTTAATGGTAAAAGAAATGGAACTTATTTTGAAATTGGTTCAGCAGACCCATACTATGGTAGTAACTCAGCTTTATTAGAAGAATTTGGTTGGACAGGAACATCTTTAGAAATTAAAGAAGATGAGGTAACTAAATTTAATAAAGTAAGAAAGAATAAATCTACATTAGCAGATGCTACTAAGTTTGATTATAGTATTCTTAAAGGTCACATAGATTACTTACAAGTAGACTGTGAACCACCAAGCACAACATTTGACATTCTTAAAATGATTCCATTTGAACAGTGTACATTTGGTGTAATAACATTTGAACATGATTACTATGCTGATATTACAAGATCTTATAGGGAGTTAGGAAGACATTATCTTTTATCAAAAGGATATGTACTTGTAGCAAGTAATATAGCACCTAATGATTCTAGTGCATATGAAGACTGGTACGTGCATCCTAAGTATGTTGATGATAAAATACTTAAGATAATGCTCGCAGCTGATAACACAGTTAAAAATGCAGAGAAATATATGCTAGGAATGTTATAAATTTTTCGTATATTATATGTATGAAGTATATACATATATCACGGATTAATCTTTCAACAGTATTGCAGGTATGTCTAATAGTGATGTGCCTGTTTCTACTTATGAGAAAACCTAAGCAGGTTTATCCAATAAGTAAGCAGAAAACTATAGAAAGAAGAATAGAAGGTAAAGAGACTATTATTAAGGAACAAGGTAAAGTAATTGACAACAGTAAATCAATTATAGCTCAACTTAATAATGGTCTTTCTGATTTACAGGCTCAACTTGAGGAAGTAAAAAATACTAGAGATACCATCAATATCATCCAGATTCAGGATACAATGATCCATGTACTTTATAAAAGAGACAAGGAAAAAGATGCTATTATAGCAGCTCAGGACACTATTATACAAGCCCAGAGATATGTTATAAATTCAAAAGATACAATTATAGCAACTCAAGCCTTTGATTTAAAAAGAATAAAAAGACAGAGAAACCTTTCAATACTATTGAATGGAATATTAACTACAGGTATAATTATCAAATAATGGACAATTCAACTTTAACCATAATAATCTTTATATGTTCAGGAATATTAGGATTATTTGGATTCTTTCTTAAGACAGCTTATAATGATGCAAGAAGAGATATAGATTTACTTTTTTCATCTGATCAAAAGAAAGCAGAAGATCTAGGTAAGCTCAAAGGAAAGATTGAGTTAGTAGAACAAGAAGCACGTCTCAAATATCAGGCCATACAAGAGCAAACTCAACTTGAGATAAAAAACTTAGCAAGAAGTGTTGCTGAACTATCTGAAGCAATCAAAAGAATTGTACTTGAAAAATAATGAACGAGTTATTTAAATCTAAAGAGTTTAAACAATTACCATTTATCCATAGAGTTTGGATTAGACTTAAAATTGCTTTTTTTGAAACAATATCTATGTTATGAAAAATATAAGTTCAATCAGAATGGTTTATGCATTAGTATGTATTTTACTATTTGTAGCTTCAGCTTGTAATTTTTGGCCACTAGTAATATTTATTGCAGTCATGCTCTTTATAGGGTCAATAACAACTTTGTGCCCATCTAAATGGTTTTTTGAGAAACTAGGATTTGGTAAATCTAAACTTTAATGGCAGCACTAGATGGCATATCAATTAGATCCAGAATTTGTCTAGGATGTGCCACACTTATAATGCTTGTGTTCTTTATATTTAAAACACTTGTAGTATTTAGATATATACATCATAGCACATTTACTCATTACTTTGAATGGCTATCTGTAATAATATTCATGCCCCCATTCTTTATTGTAGTTAAAGAGTTTCTTGAACAGAAACAAATGACACGTAATGATTTAGATAAAAAAAATATCTATCTTGAACATGCAGCTAAAATTATAAGACATGATATGCACTCTGGTATTAATACTTATCTACCTAGGGGTATATCTTCACTTAAGAGAAGATTAACACAAGAAGATATTGATTCATTAAAAATTAAATCTCCATTACAGTTAATTGAGGATGGTTTATCACATGCTAGAAAAGTATATGCAGGTGTATATGAGTTTACTAATCTTGTAAAGTCTGGATCTGAAATGAGTAAGAAGATGTGTAATGTACACCATATTCTTGAAGATTATTTAAAACTTACAGCATATAAAAATTCAGTTATTCTTGATAGTTCACTTGAAATAGATTTAGAGCTTAATGAAGCACTTTTCTGCACAGCTCTGGATAATCTTATCAGAAATGGTTTAAAATACAATGACAGCCCAACTAAATGGGTTAAAATATACATAGAAAATAAATACCTCTATATTGAAGATAATGGAAGAGGAATAACAAATAATGAATTTATAGAATTATCAAAACCATACGTTAGAAAAATAGGACAAAAAGAAGAAGGTTCTGGATTAGGTTTAAATATCTGCAATGAAATTTTAAGAGAACATAATTTCAGTATTGAAGCTGAAAAAACTAATACCGGTACTAAAATAAAAATTAAGATATGATAGAGACATTAATGTTAATAGATGATGAGAACTTATTCCACCTTGTATTTGAGGATGCATGTTCTATATTAGATATGGCACTTTCTATAGAAGCATTAGACAGTTCTGATGAAGCAGATAGAATGTTCCGTAAATGGTTTCCTGAAGACCCTAATCATGAGAGACCACAGTGTGTATTTGTAGATTTAAATATTATAGGTTCATCTTTTGATGGCATAGAAATGATTAGAAAAATTAATCATGAATATGGGAATGGATGTGTGATAGGAATTATATCATCTTCACAAGATCAAGTAGAAATTGAAAAAGCTAAAGCAGTTGGTGCTCAATTTTGGATTATTAAATCTGATGAGATTGAACCTAGACTAGAAGAATTTAAAAAAGATTATGAAGGGTATAGAACAAAATCATTACCTTTCAAAGTTTATAGATAATGTTATTACCAAAAGCAGTTAGAGAAGGGTTATTAAAAATAGCTAAAGAAAAGAAACTCTATTTAGAGGGTAATCTTCTTAAGATAATTGAACCTGGAACTGATGATTCTGCTTTTGCTGAATATCTAAAACTCTGTAAAGAAAGAGATATTTCTTCTAGAAAGAAAAGATTGGAGGTAACTAAACAAGTTCAACAAAAAAATAAAGAACTTGAAGTTGCAATGGAAGAGAATAAAGTTCTAATGTTAGATCTTAAAATAGCTCTTGAAGAAGCTGAAAAATTAAGGGATGCAGCAGTAGAAGATTTAGACCTTTTACAGAAAAGAACTCAGTTTGAACTAATTAGCACAATAGTTAAAGTAGCACTAGCAATTATAATTAGTATAGGTTTTGTAGTGACTATTATCTATTTATTTGCTATATTATATAATAAGGACACCCAAATAATAGGTTCCACATGGAGTAATCTTTTGGGTATATTACTAACCAATGCATTCTCCATAGTAGGTACTATTATGGGTGTTAAGTATGCAACAGAAAATAAATAATTATGAAATTTTTAAGAGAAATTTTTCAAGATGAGAACGGTGTGTATTCATCAAAAAGATTTACAGGAATACTATGTGTATTAGCACTAGTAACTTCTTTAGTATTAAACACATTTACACATGGGGATATTAAACCATCAGATGCTTTAGTTAATGCAGTAGCATTGTTTTCATTTGGTGCTTTAGGTCTTACATCATTAGATAAGTGGAGTAAAAGAAAATAAATAATATTTAAAAAGTAAAATATGAGTCATAATTTTTTAAAAGAAGAAAAATCCCCACAGATATTAGTTCAAGCTGTAAAGATGCTTGGTACTAAAGAGATTGTAGGTAAAGAACATAATCCTGTAATTATGGGGTGGGCTAAAGAACTTGGATTACAAAAAGTATATACTGCAGATGAGATTCCATGGTGTGGTTTAGCAGTAGCTTATGCAGCACATAAAGCAGGAGTACAAGTAGTAGATAAACCACTATGGGCACTTAACTGGGCTAAGTTTGGTAACAAAGTTGATGAACCTATGTTAGGTGATGTACTCACTTTTAAGAGAAATGGTGGTGGACATGTAGGAATATATGTTGGAGAAGATAAAGATTGCTACCATGTACTTGGAGGAAACCAAGGAAATGCAATGACTGTAACTAGAATATTAAAATCAAGATTGTATCAAGCAAGAAGAACAGCATGGAAAATTGCTCAACCAGCAAATGTTCGTAAGATATTTTTGGATGCAAAAGGTGCAATCAGTAAAAATGAAGCATAATGAAATTTAGAAACGGTTGGAATACCTACACAAAGCAATGGGATAAATTTGCAATTAAGTTAAGATTCTCATTCATTGATATCTTATCTATAGAAATAGATATATCAAGAAACTTTTATTTACTAACAATATTTAACTTAACTATTAAAAGCAGATAATCATGAAAAAGGTAAAAGGACTAGCTGGCACTAAGTGTGCTCTAGAACACTCAAAAACAATGAAAAAAGGAGGGCCAAAACCTATGATTCGTTCTATGAAAAGTTATGCAATGGGAGGTGAGTCTGAAATGACAAGTGCAGGACCTATTAAAAGAAAACTTAAAAGAGCTTGGAGAAATTTTAAGAATACAATAAAAAATCCTGGAGGAGGTAGTCATACCCCTAGGCTACATAAGCCTAATTGTGGAGGCCCAGGCCATTATTGTTAATACAAATTAAACTACTAGAGTCCAGGTACTTTCAGTGCCTGGATTTTTTTATTTAAACAATATACATTTAAACTTTTTTTGTATATTTGTTGTAAACCAATAAATTAATTATTATGGAAAACCAACAAGAAAGAGAGTTAACAGCTGATGAATTAGCTGCTCAAAAAGAACAAATGCTTCAATTTTATACTGAATCTTTACCTTATTTAGAAGCTCAACTTAAGTATGAAGAAACTCTTCTTAAAATAGATGAAGCTAGATTCAAGAGAACTAATATTCAGATGCAGTATGCAATGATGGCACAAGCTCAACAAGAAGCGGAACAAGAAGCAGAGGGTTCAGACTTTGATATTGATAATCAACCTGAAGTACCAGAACAAGGTAAAAGGAAGCTTAGAAAACAATAGTCATGGCTATAGTAAATCAAGTACAGAAAAGAGTAAGAATGTCTAAAAATGACATTATTAAATATCAAATTTTAACATATTGTTATATTAATCGTATAACAGTAAGTAGTTCAGATTTAGAATGTTTAACACTTTTAGCTACACTTGGTCCTATTGAATTAACAAGTTTTTGTTATGATGCTTCAGAAGATTATGAAATTTTTAAATCTTCACAAACAGTAAGAAATTGTATTAATAAATTTGAAAAGAAAAATATAGTTAATAAAGATTCTTTAAATAAAAAAGTTATTTTAATTAATCCAAATCTTAAAATACAAACTAAAGGGGATATTTTATTAGACTATAAATTTTTTGGAAATGAATCCTAAAAAGTCTAGTAAATTATATAGACCTCTTGCAGAAGAACTATCCGTAAGTGAGGATTTAGTAGAAGATATTATTCAATTTTACTATAAGACATTAAGATTAAAACTTTCAAATTTAGAAGCACCAAGAATAAATGTAGAAGGTTTAGGTCATTTTGTAATTAAACCTGTATCAGTAAGAAATGCAATAACCAAGTATACTAAAGTTTTAGACAACCATGATACATCTACCTATAGTGCATACTTTAATAAAAAAATGTTAGAAACTAAACTTAATTCTTTAATTGAAATTGAAAAAAAAATATGTGAGCAAGAACAAGTAAAAAGAAATTTTAAAAAAAGTAAAGATGAAAACAGTACTGAAAGCAATTTGGGAGAATAGAAAAGGAATCCTAGAGGGTATAAAAAACTCAGTAATTAGAGATGAGTTTGTAGAAGATGTGTCACGTATGAGATATGATGTATGTGATGAGTGCTCTAGTAAAGGAAAAAAATGTGCTGTAAAAGGTACTGCTCCATGTTGTAATGAATGTGGTTGTTCACTAGCTTTTAAAACAAGATCTCTTTCTTCAGAATGTCCTCTTGGTAAGTGGCAAGCAATTGCTACAGAAGAGGAAGAAGATAAATTAGAAGAATTATGAGTATAGTATTTAATGCAGATAATCACAGTTATGTTAGTGTAGATCCAAATGATCAGATCAAATGGACTAGTGTAACAACATTAGTATCTAGTTTGAAGAAACCTTTTGATGCAAAGAAAGTAGCTGAAAAAGTAACTAAAAGCAAAAGATCAAAATGGTATGGGGTAGATCCTAAAACTATTATGCAGATATGGGACAATGAAGCTAATAGAGCTACTACACTAGGTACATTCTATCATAATCAAAGAGAGTCTGATCTATGCTCATTTGCATCTATTGAAAGAGAAGGAGTAACAGTTCCAGTATTTAAACCTTATGAAGGAGAAAATGGTCTAAAAATTGCTCCTTCACAAAAATTAGAACCAGGTGTATATCCTGAACATATGGTCTATCTTAAGTCAGCAGGCTTATGTGGCCAATCAGATTTAGTTGAAGTAGTCAATGGTAGAATTAATATTATTGACTACAAAACTAATAAGGAAATTAAGACTGAATCATTTAAGAATTGGGAAGGTATGAGTGAGAAAATGCTTGATCCAGTACAGCATTTAGATGATTGTAATTTTAATCATTATGCACTTCAACTCAGTGTTTATATGTATATTATATTAAAGCACAATCCCAAATTACAACCTGGGAAGATATTTATACATCATATAACATTTGAAACAGATGGTGAAGACCAGTATGGTTATCCCATTTCTAAATTAGATTCAAATGGAGAACCTATTGTAAAAGAAGTTACTCCTATGCCGGTGCCTTATCTATATGATGAGGTAATCTCAATAGTTAACTTTATGAAAGAGTTTCCACATTTAATTAAAAAGAAATGATTGTAAAACTATTTGATGTTCAAAATGGTAAAGTAATTCCTACAGAACATTGCTATACACTTAAGGCACTTAAAGATATCATGGATAATTATCCAGAGGATCATCTTAAAATATATCAGTATCTTTTTTATATGACTTGTCCTAATCCAGATATGAATCCTTTCTTTCATACTCCTGAAGTAGATAAAGAGCATATTATACTAAATGAGATAGAAGCAGAGTTCTCTACAGAAGATGATGATATACATACAGCTCTTCTATTCTGTCAGAGAATGTATGAAACTCCTACATCTAGAGCATACAAAGGTATGGCATCTATGTTAGATAGATTAGCTAGATATATGGAGACTACAGCTATCACTGCAGGTAGAGATGGTAACATTAACTCTCTTGTAGCTGCAGCAAAAAACTTTGACCAGATTAGGGCATCATTTAAAGGAGTATATAAAGATCTCCAAGATGAACAGTCTAGTAAAGTAAGAGGTGGAATTGGAATGGCATATGACCAATAACTATGAGTGAAATTTATCAAGACATACCAACTTATGAAAATGGACAATGGACAACAACAAGCTTTGAATCCAGACAGGACTTCAATAACTTCATATTTGGAGTTTTCAGAGAACCTGGTAAGTACGGCTTCAATGATACTACTAATAAGATATTTACATCAGAGTCAGACAAGTTTAGAAGTGATGGAGTATATTGCACTGCCCCCTTCAAATCTAAAGACTTCATTGCTTATTGGGATGATCAAAAACAAAAATGCCGGAAAGGAATAATTGTAAAAGATAAAGATAACACATGGTTTGTATCAAGAGAATACTACATGTGGTTAAACTTTTTACCAATCTTTGACAAAGAACAACAGAAGTTTGACTTTGCTAAAATTAGAGATGCACAGTATCATATGGCTCTATATGAGTTACTAGCAGAGTTAAATTATAAACATGTTGCTATTTTAAAGAAACGTCAGATTGCATCTTCTTATTATCATATGGGTAAACTTATAAACCAGCAATGGTTTGAACCAGGGGTTACTCTTAAAATTGGTGCATCACTTAAGGATTATATTAATGAGAAAGGTTCCTGGAAATTCTTACAGGAATATGCAGCATTCTTAAATGAGCATACAGCATGGTATAGACCTATGTCACCAGACAAGGTTATGATGTGGCAACAAAAGATTGAAGTAAGGAAAGGAGATAGAAAAACAGAAGTTGGTCTCAAGGGTACTATACAAGGCATGTCATTTGAGAAAGATCCAACAAATGGTGTAGGGGGTCCAGTAAAATACTTCTTTCATGAGGAGGCAGGTATTGCACCTAAGATGGACCAAACATATGAGTATATGAGACCTGCAATGAAATCAGGTTTAGTTACTACAGGTATGTTTATTGCAGCAGGATCTGTGGGTGACTTGTCTCAGTGTGAACCATTAAGAGATATGATTCTTAATCCTCTATCAAAAGATGTGTATGCAGTTGAAACTAATCTTATTGATGAAAAAGGTACAGAAGGTATGTCAGGATTGTTTATTCCTGAGCAGTGGTCAATGCCACCATACATTGATGATTATGGTAATTCACTTGTAGAAGAAGCATTAAAAGCTTTAGATGATCAATTTGCTACTTGGAAAAAAGAACTTAATCCAGAAGATTATCAGTTAAGAATTTCTCAGCATCCAAGAAACATTAGAGAAGCATTTGCACATAGATCTGTATCTGTATTTCCAATGCACTTAGTTTCAGCTCAACAAAGAAGAATAGAAGAAAAAGAATATGGCTATGAATATTTAGATATTTATGCTGATGAAAATGGAAAAGCATCTGTAAGAAGTACTGAAAAATTACCAATAAGAGAATTTCCAGTTCCTAAAAAACTAGAAGATAAAACAGGAGTCTTAGTTGTATGGGAAAGACCAATTAAAGATCCTACATTTGGACAGTATTATGCATCTATTGACCCTGTATCAGAAGGCAAGACTACAACATCAGAATCACTCTGTTCTATTTATATTATGAAGGCTCCTGTAGAAGTTACTAAAGTAACACTAGGAGAAACAGAAACATACATAGAACCAGATAAGATTGTAGCAGCTTGGTGTGGAAGATTTGATGATATCAATAAAACTCATCAGAGACTAGAGTTAATTATAGAATGGTACAATGCCTGGGCAGTAATAGAAAATAACATCTCTTTATTTATTCAGTACATGATATCTAGAAAGAAACAAAAATATCTAGTACCTAAGAGCCAGATTATGTTCTTAAAAGATCTAGGAGCAAATGCTAATGTATTTCAGGAGTATGGTTGGAAAAATACAGGTACATTATTTAAAGCTCACTTATTAAGTTATGCTATTGAATATACTAAAGAAGAATTAGATATAGAAACTAAAACAGATGGTTCTGTAGTAAGAACAAAATATGGAATAGAACGTATTCCAGATCCTATGTTACTTAAAGAAATGCAGGAATATGCAGATGGAGTAAACGTGGATAGATTAGTATCATTTGCAGCCCTAGTTGCATTTATGAGAATACAGCAAGCAAACAGAGGATATAGTAAAAGAGTAATCATGGATGATGCCTCTAAAAACTTGCAAAAGTCAAATAATTTGTTTAAATTAAATAAGAGTCCGTTCCGTCATATGGGTGGTAGTGATTTAACTGGTGGAAGATCTTTTAAGAGGTCTCCATTTAGAAATATTAAGTAATAGATATGCAAGTATTAAATGCTCTTCAACTAAAAAATGGTGCTAAGGCAGATTATCAAAAGATTGGTACTATAAGTCAACCTTTACAATTTATTCCAAAAAAAGATAAAACTCAAGAATGGGCAGCATGGAATCTTGACTGGATTGAATGGCAAGGATTAAAACAAATCCGTAGAAATGCCAGAAGATTAATGAAGAATTATAAACTTGCCAAAGGTATTATTGATAGATCTGATTATATAGTTGAAGAAGATAATGAATATAGAGATATTGTTGAACTTTTAACTAAAGAAGATGCTTCAGCATTAGAATTAAAATTTTATCCTATTATTCCAAATGTTATTAATGTTTTAGTAGCTGAGTTTGCTAAAAGATCTACTAAGCTTACATATAGATCTTCAGATGAGTTTTCATATAATGAAATGCTTGAACAAAAAAGGCAAATGGTAGAAGATACTCTTCTTGCTGATGCACAAGTTAAAATTACAGCTGCACTATTAGAACAAGGATTAGATCCAAGAGCTCCAGAAGCTCAACAAAAATTACAACCAGAAAATTTAAAAACACTACCTGAAATTGAACAGTTCTTTAAAAAGGATTACCGTTCAATGATAGAACAATGGGCAACACATCAACATAAAGTAGATGTTGAAAGATTTAAAATGGATGAGCTTGAAGAAAGAGCTTTCCGGGATATGCTTATTACAGATAGAGAGTTCTGGCATTTTCAAATGAGAGATGATGATTATGATGTAGAACTATGGAATCCAGTAGTTACATTTTATCATAAATCTCCAGATGCAAGATACATATCTCAATCTCAATGGGTTGGTAAAACAGATATGTTTACTCCAGCTGATGTTATTGATAAGTTTGGTTATTTAATGAATGAAGAACAACTTGCTTCATTAGAAGCCATTTATCCAGTTAGAGCTGCAGGTTATACTATTGGAGGTATGCAAAATGACGGTTCATTTTATGATGCAACTAAGTCTCATGAATGGAATACCAATATGCCATCTCTTGCTTATAGACAATTTACAACTGCTATGGCAGGATCAGTTTATGATGGAGGTGATATAATAACTAGCATATTATCAGAAGGAGAAGATTATTATGACCAAGGTACCGCATACTTACTTAGAGTAACTACATGTTATTGGAAGTCACAGAAAAAAGTTGGCCATTTAACAAAAGTTAGTGAATTAGGTGAAATAGTAACTGAGATAATAACAGAAGACTATAAAATATCAACTAAACCTATTTATGATACTAGATTATTTAAAAATAAAACAAAAGATAATTTAGTGTATGGTGAACATATTGATTGGATATGGATTAATGAAGTTTGGGGTGGTATAAAAATTGGTCCAAATATTCCTTCATATTGGGGAATGAATAATCCTGGTGGGTTTGCCCCTATGTATATTGGAATTGATAAAAGTGAAATAGGTCCACTCAGATTCCAATTTAAAGGAGACTCAACATTATATGGTTGTAAACTACCTGTAGAAGGATCAGTATTCTCAGATAGAAATACTAAATCTACAGCTCTTATTGATTTAATGAAACCATATCAGATTGGATACAATATTGTAAATAATCAGATTGCAGATATTTTAGTAGATGAATTAGGTACTATTATTATGCTTGACCAAAATACTTTACCTAGACATTCATTAGGTGAAGATTGGGGTAAAAATAATTTAGCTAAAGCTTATGTAGCAATGAAGAATTTCCAGATGCTACCTTTAGATACTTCAATAGCAAATACAGAGAATGCATTAAACTTCCAGCATTTTCAAAAACTTGATCTTGAACAAACTAATAGATTAATGTCAAGAATTCAATTAGGTAATTATTTTAAACAACAAGCATATGAAGTAATTGGTGTTAATCCACAAAGAATGGGACAACAACTATCTCAAATGACTGCTACTGGAGTAGAACAAGCTGCTGCAGCATCTTATGCTCAAACAGAAATATACTTCATACAACACTGTGATTACTTAATGCCTAGAGTACACCAAATGCGTACAGACTTAGCACAGTATTATAATTCTACTAAACCATCTGCTAGACTTACATATATTACAGCTACTGATGAAAAAGTAAATTTTGAGATTAATGGAACAGATCTTTTAATGAGAGATTTAAATATATTCTGTACTACAACTGCAAATAATAGAGCTATTCTTGAACAGTTAAAACAAATGGCTATGCAGAATAATACTACTGGAGCTTCTATTTATGATCTTGGAAAAGTAATTCAGTCTGATTCAGTTGCAGAACTTAATACAGCATTAAAATCTACTGAGCAAAGACAAGAGCAAATGAAGCAACAAGAAATGCAGCAAGCTCAACAAATGCAACAAGAACAAATTCAGGCTCAACAACAAATGGAGCAAATGAAGATTGATGCACAAATGGCTGAGAAAGAAAAAGATAGACAAAGAGATATCTTAGTTGCTGAAATTAGAGCTGCTGGTTATGGATCTATGGTTGACTTAAATCAAAATCAAATGTCTGACTATAGAGATGCAATGAAAGAAATTAGACAAACAGAAGCTTACAAAGAACAGTCTGATATTCAGAGACAAAAACAAAGTGATGATATGGTTAGACATTCTCAAAAAATGGATATTGAACAACAAAAAATTCAATCACAACAAGAGATTGCTAATAAACAACTTGAAATTGCTAGGATTAATAAGAACAAATATGATGTTCAATCAGAATCAGAATCCAAGAAAAGTGGAAAAAAGAAATAGTCTTAGCCATATAGTACACAAAATTAATTATTCAGTTTTAAATTTTTAAAATTTAATAACTATATTATATTATAAATAAAAACCAAAAACCAATATGGAAACCAACAACAATGAAATTCAAGAGGCAACAACGGTTGCCCAAGTAGATGTAAATATTGATGAGATATTTGGGATGCCTGGAGCAGAGAATGTAATGCTTCCAGATAATGAAGATAGCTCAGAAGAAAAACCAAAATCTGTTTTTTCTAAAGAAGAAGTAGATACCACGTTCCTTGACAAACCTGAAAAAACTACAACTGCAAATACTAAGAGTAGTTCTAATACTGAAAGTAGTTCTAATACTGAAACAGAAGAAAAGGTTGATGTTGAAGATGCACTTGCTCAATTGGATGATATGATCACCCAAGAGGAAGATGCTGGAAACAAAGGAAGACCTAAAGTAGATAAGTCTGGTCTTGCAGAGTTAGCAGCTAAAATGATAGAAGAAGGAACTCTTATTGGATTTGATGATGACAAACCATTAGAAGAGTATACAACAAAAGACTTCCGTGAACTATTTGAAGCTAACTTTCAAGAGAGAGAAAATAAAATTAGACAAGATACTCCAAGAGAATTCTTTGAATCATTACCACAAGAACTTCAAGTTGCTGCTAAATATGTAGCAGATGGAGGACAAGATCTTAAAGGTCTTTTTAGAACTCTAGCTCAAGTAGAAGAAATGCGTCAGTTAGATCCTACTAATGAATATGATCAAGCTGAAATTGCAAGACAATATCTTTATGCTACAAATTTTGGTACACCTGAAGAAATTGAAGCAGAAATTAATGACTGGTCAGATTTAAATAGACTTGAACAAAAAGCTCAACAATTTAAACCAAAGTTAGATAAAATGCAAGATGAAATTGTTGCAAGACAATTAGCAGAGCAAGAGTATAAAAAAGAACAACAACAAGAACAAGCCAGAGCATATACTGAAAATGTATATAACACACTTTCTGTTGGTGAATTAGGTGGATTAAAACTTGATAAAAAAATTCAGAGTATGTTATATTCTGGTTTAGTTCAACCTAACTTTCCATCAATATCAGGAAAACCAACTAATATGTTAGGACATCTTCTTGAAAAATATCAGTTTGTTGAACCAAGACATGATTTAATTGCAGAAGCACTTTGGTTACTTGCTGATCCAAATGATTATAAAAATAAAATAAGAGAACAAGGTTCTAAAGCAGCTGTAGAAAAAACAGTAAGACAATTAAAAACTGAACAGTCAAGAAAGTTGACTTCATCAAATCAAGAAGCTGAAGAAACAAGAAAGACTAGTTCTAAACCACAAAGAACACTCTCTAGACAAAATAATTTGTTTAAGAGATTTTAATTAGTAACAAATAAATAAATAAATACAAAATGGCAACTCCAGTTTTAAACAATGGTATATTCCTTAGGGATACCGCTTACAATGCTAGTTCCCATGTGGATTCTTACCACTTGGTGAATATGCTGAAAGATGCTGAGCCAATGGACTTGGGTCCTGTGGATCTATGGGCTATGGCTCAAAAAGTAGAAATGCCCCTTTATCAAATGTCTTCATTTGGTGGCAAAAATGTAATTATGGTTGACAATGCTCGTGGAGAGTATAGATGGCAGACTCCTGTATCTATAGATCTTCCTTACATTGTTGAAGACATTGAGCCTAATAATGACTACAAAGGTATTGAAGGTACTACTTTCCGTATTAAACTTAACAAAAGAGAATTTGGACATGGTGATATCATCACTTATGACAAATACAATGGTGTTGAGATGTACATCACTGCAGAAGATATTCTTCCTATAGGTGATGGCTTTATCTATACTGTACAGTTAGTTAATAATGATAACTACAAATATCTTGACAACAAGTATTTGGCTAATGGTACTAAAGTATTCCGTAAAGGTTCTGCAAGAGGTGAATATGGTGAAAGATTCTCTGACATCATTACTAACACAGGTTTCCGTGAATTCTACAACTATGTAGGTGGTGCTGAAGCTCATGTTCATTACTCTATCTCTAGCCGTGCTGACTTGATGATCAAAGGTGGTATGAATGCAGATGGTACAGTTCCTGTAACTGAGATCTGGAGAACATTTGATAAAACTATGGATCCAGCAATCTCTTCTTTGGAAGACATGGTTAAAGTTATGGGTAAAGATGCTGTTAAAAAAGCATTTGACAATGGTAACTTGTCACGTACATTCTTAACTAATATGGAAGCTGCTCACTTGAGCAAAATTGCTACTGACATTGAAACTTACTTAATGTGGGGTCATGGTGGTAGAGTTCGTCAAGATGGTCCAGATGATGTTAGATTGTCTGTGGGTCTTTGGAAGCAGTTGGATAACTCATTCAAAAGAGTATACAACAAAAACAACTTCACACTTGACTTGTTCCGTTCTGAGATCTACAACTTCTTCAATGGTAAAGTTGAATTCCAAGGTCCAGATCCAAAACGTAGCCTAGTTGTACAAACAGGTATGGGTGGTATGAGAATGGTTAATGAGGCTATCAAACAAGAGGCTATCTCTTCTGGTCTTCTTATCCAAGCTGCTGATATCGGTGCAATCACTGGTAAAGGTATGGACTTGAACTTTGGTTTTGCATATACTTCATATGTAATTCCATTCTTGGCAAATGTTAAGTTTGTTCTTAACCCAGCATTTGACAATGTTAATACCAATGATATTGAGAACCCAATCATTGATGGTTTCCCATTATCTTCTTACTCATTCATTATCTTTGATATCACTGACAATACTAATGACAACATCTTCTTGTTGAAATTGTCTTGGGATAATCAATTGAAATGGTGGTATCAAAATGGTACTATGGACTACATGGGACGTAGCCAAGGCTTCCAGTCTTCAGGTCAGTTCAATGGTTACCGTGTGATGATGTCTCAAACAATGCCAGCTATCTGGGTTAAAGACCCTACTAAAGTGTTGAAAATTGTTATGAGAAACCCAATCACTGGTGGATCATTCTAATCTAAAACTAGAAACAAGGGAGGGGGAAACTCCTCCCTTTTTTTCTATATATTTAACCAACAAAAAATAAAACCAACAAAACATGGAAAATTTCACAATGGTAGAAACCGGTCATGGTACCGTAAAACAAACAGCAATTGCTGTAAGACCGTTCTTTGACAATGCAGTCTCTAATATGGGACTAGAAAATTATGGCTTATCTCTATATGATGGAGTTAAGCACTTTGAACAACTTGCTTGTCTTGAGCAAAATGGAGTAATAAGATACCTTACTGGTCTGAATGAATTTGCTCCAGATGTTAAACTTCTAAAAGGTGATGCTAAAGAAGCAAGAGTAAGAGAAATTAGAACAGCTGTTGCTGAACTTGAGCAAGAGTTAGCAGCTAATGTTTTAGATATTAATGATCCACAATTCTGGAATCAAGTTAAATTACTAAAACCAGATAATAAAGAGTTCTGGAATAAGATTAGTATATCTTGTGGTAATGAACCTGTATTTCTAGATCCTAATGATCCCTATGATAGAATTAAACTATATGCAATTGAATCAGGTGGTTTTTCTATTGTAGCAAAGAGTTTTGATGATGCAAGATCAAGAGCTGTTCCACCTAAGTTTTACTTAGATAAACAAGAACAGACAGTTGTTGCAAGAACTGAATATAAGAAAATGCGCAACAAAGCACTTTCTGAACTTCAGAAATTATTTGACAAAAACAGTACTAAACTATTCTATGTAGCTAAAGTAGTAGATGGTAACAGTACACAATATAGAAAGTCAACACCTAATGATGTTATGTATGAGAATATGGACTTGTATATCAATGGAGAAGGAGTTGAAGGTAACAAAGAAAGAGCTGCAAAGTCTTTCCTTGAAGCAGTAAATATGGATATGGAAACTCTAAAAATTAAATCAATTGTAAGAGATTCCGTATTTTTTAAGTATATTATTAATAAGGCTGATGGTTACATTTACCATGCTAAAACTAATGCTATGTTAGGTAGAAATGTGTCAGATGTAATTGAGCACTTGAAGAACCCACTTAATGAGGATGTTCTAACAGATCTCAATAAAGCCTGTGAAAAATATTGGAACTCATAAACATAAAATATATATATATATATCATGGCAACTAAAAAAAATGACCCAGTAAAACCTAAACTTCCTAAAGATAAATGGGGTAGATCACCTGGAAGTAAGTGGTATAACTTTAATCCAAAAACAAAAAAATACGAAGACCCTAAAAATGTCTATAAGTATCCAAAAGAAGGTTATGGAAAAGTTAATTATAATCCATTAACTATGAATAGTGGTATTGGTCCACAGGTAAGTTACATTAACTCAGCAAGAGCTAAGGATTCAATGCAACAACAAAATGCATATTATGGTAGACCTGAAAATGCTGGAATGACACAAGCAAAAAAAGATGCTGCTAAAAGATCTGGTATGAATACATTATCAGGTAGTATAAGAATGACACCAAATGCTGCTCCTAAAAAGAAAATAGGTGGTCGTGTTAAATCTTCAAAGACTATCATGAAAAAGGGTGGTACATTAAAAAGAACTATGCGTAAGAAATAATGCCAAAAGATGCATGTTATAATAAAGTAAAAGCACAGTATGCTGTGTTTCCATCAGCTAGGGCATCCCAAGCAATTGCTAAGTGCCGTAAAGGTTCTGGTAATGTTAGGAAAACTAAAGCTGGTACAAACCTTAAAAGATGGCAGGCAGAGAAATGGCAGGACACTAAGTCTGGAAAACCTTGTGGTGCCGGTGGTAAAAATGAGTACTGCCGGCCTACAAAAAGAGTATCAAAGGATACTCCTAAAACAAAGTATGAATTATCTCCTTCTAAACTAAGAGCTAAAAAGGCAGAGAAGTCT